CTGAAACTTCAGAAGATACAACGATCCAGTTAGCTCCACCTCTCAATGTAGATTTGTGGATTTGTGCTGACAATTGGTTAATTGCTGTAATCAAAGTTTGGTTCCAATCTTTTTGAGTGTAAGATGTTACTTGAGAAAGTCTTCTCCATCCATTGTAATCCCAACGTAATTGCCATGCTGCTCCTTTTCTCAAGTCACGTAAAATTTCACGGTCAATCTCAGCTGCTACTTGTTCTGACAACAACGCTGTCAATTCAGCTTCAGCATCGATGTTGTGGAATGCCGCAACGTCTTGAGCTAATTCAGGAGACCATTGTGCTCTTAGTTTTCTTTCTGTAACAGATACAGTAACTGACTCAAGGTCAAAAGAAACTTCACCAATTTGATCTTCGAATTCTAACTCAGCATATCTTCTATACCAAGCCATGAATGAACCTGCAGTACCTGTGTAGATTGTTGTTCCTGTGTAACCATCTAAAGATGTTGAATCACAATCAGCACATGCTGGACAAGATAAATCTACTTCTAAATAGATACAACCATTAGCATCACAAACATCGTAGAAGTTTGATCCATTTCCTGTTGGAGGAGTGGAAGGTGATGAGTAGTTATTACCATTATTTGTAAATTGTGTGTTTTGGTTTTGACCATATTTAACGATACCTTTACCATAAATTTGAGTAACAACTCTAAATAATAATGGTACGTATACGTCTTGTCCTCTATATTTACCTTGAAGAACATTACATGGTGTTGTATCCGCTGAAATTGCAGAAGTACCATATAATCTAAGGTCGGAAAGGAATGATTCTGTATCCATTTCGTTACCATCAGGTCCGATAAGTTTACCAGCTCCTGAATTTGCAAATCCACAAAGTTTAACGATAACTTTTCTTGTATTACCTGAGTAAGCATCCAAAGTAGAGTTTACTAAATCATCACCAGCCCATACTTGTACTGTTGTATCTGCGGTAACCGCTGTCCATTTACCTTTAGAGTAATCAAACAAACCTGGAGGATCTAAACCTGCCTCATTTCCTTCGTAGAATAAATCATAAAGATTTTTCTTGTAAGGATATCCTTCTACACTATCACCATAACCTGCGTTAACGTCAGTTGGTCCATTAGGTGCTCCAAGTGGTGCAAAATGTTCACCACCTGCAGTTGAATTTGAAGGAGCTGAGTTAGGATACAAGTTAGCGAATGTTGAAGATTCGTTTTGGTATCCTTGAATTTTAGGTACGAAGAAGAACAATTTACCGATTGGTAAGTTCATTGCTTGTACTGATACGATGTCGTTCGCCAATAATTTAGAGAATACACGTCTTACGATCGGGAAAACAACAGTTTCGAATGCTCCGTTAGAGGAACCATCTGAAGATGCTTCGTTGATTAAGTAAGATGCTTGGTTCTCATATAATTGAGCAACATTTTCTTTTAAGTGACCTTTTAGACCATCTAAAAAGCCTAATTTGTCCCATTTGTTAATTGTGTCTTCTTTGATAACTTTAAGGTGTTTTAACCCGATGTTACCAACAAGACCTGATTCTAATAATGCTCCCATTTTTTTTAAGATTTTATTATTTTTAGTTTATGTTTATTTTAATTTTCCCATTAGATCCTTCATTCTTAAGAATTGAGGATTTTCATAAGTTTTTGATTCGATCAAATTAACCGCAGAACCTGTTTCACCAGTTTTATTTACAGTTCGTTCAATCGACTCAGTTATTTTTTGTTCTCCAACAGAACCAGTTGTAGATAATTCTCCTTTAACTGTTCTGTAAAGATTTTTTGATTCCTTTAAAGATTCGATGTTATCAAATCGTCTAAGAATATTTATTTTTTCTTGTTTTGTTGTTGAATGTTCGGTGAAAAGTCTTGTAGCGTAAGCCAAGTTAGAATTGAAAACAGCAACCTCATTTAATTTAGTTCTGAATACGTCAAGTGCTTGTTTGTACTCTTCGTTTTTCTCTTTTAATAATTGTACTTCTTCATTTGAACGACTTTCAGAAATTTTGAATGGGTTATATTCGTAATTTCTATTATTCATTCTTCCTTTTCTTAAACCTCTACTACCATCCTTAGATCCGTTTCCGTAAGTTCTTGAAGCTTCTTTAGTTTCAACCTTTTTAACTGGAGTGTCTTTTTTGACAGTTGCACCTTCTTTGTATTCAAATTTAGCTTTACCTGTACCCATAGCTTTAGTTCCTTTTCCGAAAGCTTCTTTTTGTTTTTTTACAGGTAAACTTTGATTAGGTTTTTTGTCATAATTGAACTTAGGTCCACTTCCGATACCAACACCTTTTGGTTTAATTGACTTCTTAATCGCTTCATAAATCCGTTCTTCCATAGAATCATTGAACATGTCCATACCTTCTTCCATGTCTTCTTCTTCTTCCATGTCTTCTTCTTCTTCCATAGAATCGGCATACATATCCATACCTTCTTCCATTTCACGATCTCTACGACTCATACGTCTTGGTTCGTCCATACCTTTTTCCATTCTAGGATGTCTACGACCCATACCTCTTGGTTCGTCCATAGTAAACTCTTCTTCTTCTTCTTCGTCATCAAAAGAAAAGTCATCCATTTCAATTTCATAAATGGTTTCTTCACCACTCATTTCATCATCCATTTCATCCAATTCTTCCATGTCTTCATCATCGTCTTCTTCTTCATCTAAATCACCATATGATTCACCTAATTGGATTAAGTAATCATCTTCTTCATCAGTCAAGTGAATAAAATCACCATCTTTTTTAACGACAATACCATCTTCGTCACCCATTGCTCTGAAAACTTTTAATACTTCTTCGTCAGATGCGTCTGTCATGTCAATAGCTTCTTCATCGTCCATAGAAAACTCATCTTCATCATCCATAGATAACTCATCTTCATCATCCATTCCCATGTCATCCATAGTCATTTCATCCTCGTCTTCCATTTCATCCTCGTCTTCCATTCCCATGTCATCCATAGTCATTTCATCCTCGTCTTCGTCAGCAGGTGGCATATCAATCTCTTCTTGTTCTTTCAAAGATTCTTTTACCAATTGTTTGATTTCTTCACTCATAGTAGATTGAAGTATTCCTTTTGCATTCTCTTGAAGAGTCTCCTCCAAATTCCTAATTTGGAAAAGAGCGTCTTCTACTACATTTTCTTTGTAACTCATCTTTTGTTAAATAGTTTTCTAATAAATATTCACTTTTTCCGAAAAAATTCATATTATGCAATGTTTATGTAAAAAAAAAATTATAAGGCATAAAAAAAAGGATGAATATATATCCATCCTTTCTTAAAATTTTAATTTAGTTAATCAATAACCTCATCAATTTTACTCTCAGTAATTGAAGTGATTCTCCAATCCATCGTATAATTTTCATATACTTTAGTGACTTTAGCCTCAACATCGGTTGGGGTATATCCCATAACCAATTTTTCTTCTCTCATTTTTTTTACTTTACCTGACTCTGTATCTAACAGGTCTGAGGTAATTTTTGCTACGAAATACTTTTCTCCTTGTTCCATTTTATTTTATTTACTCAAATAATCGGATAATCTATTCATTAAGTCAAGCGATTTAACTCCCGATTCCCCAACATGTCTCTCAGCATTCATTTTTTTCTCTTCTTCCAAATTTTCATCAAATTTCATTCTATCCTCACCGTCTTTAAACAAATATGCCCCAGGTGTTGATGGTGACGAAACAAGATCAAAACAAATTAATTCAAAATCATCTTGTACTTCATTTTGTTCCCCAACCTTTTTAAGTGATCCAACACCACGAGAAGAAATTCCTAATGTTACCCCTTGTCGTAAGTAGTTTGCGGCTAAATCCCCCTTTGTGGATACTATACCTCTTTCATGGAATCCAGGACTTGTAAGTAACTTTATCTTACCTAATAATACAGGTCCTTCCCACCAAATATCTGTAATTGCGTGAGATACTCTATCAAGATCAATTAAAGAAGATTCAGGGTGATTTAACTCAGAAAGGGCAGTTCCTTTTTGAATTAATTTTTTATAATTTTCACCTTCTCTTTCTAAAATTCGTTTAGGATAGATTCTACCATTTCTATTTGGGGTGTCATATTTTTGTAATACGGCATAAAACTCAAAAGGTTTTGAGTGATCCAACATGTCCTTGTTTTCACGTATCATAGACATGTTTCTTCTTTCATTTGGGTCGATATAACCAGCATCGTGCTCAACAAGAATCCCACGACCTGATTCTCTTGGTCCTAATATTTTTAAATCCTTCATCTACTAATTTATATATAAATACTAAATAGTTTCGGTTTCTTTCTTTATAGGTTTTTGATTTCCATTTTTAGTTAAGTAAAATTTGAAGTATTTGTTTTTACTCATAGTGTCCCCATAAACAGATTTAACTAAATTTTTAACTAATTTTTTTAGTTTTGGGGATTTGAAGTCTATTTCCTCAATTAGAAATAAATTAATCTCTAAGTTTAAAAATGACTTCTTATTTAGTTGTATCCCACTTGTTCTTAGGTCTAAGTCAACGATAAATTTTGTGTCGAAGTAATCTTTGTTTATGTTCTCTAATACGGTGTGTTTAACTGATCTTGTCATATTAAGTACAACTCTGTTCCAATTTTCCATCTCATCTTTGGGTTCTACCCAAGTTTGGATGTTTAAAAAAATTGATTTTAAATTTGTGGAATCAATTGTTCCATAATGTGACTTGAATGACTTGTACCCAACCAATTTTGTGGTTTTTCCTTTTTTCATATAAAAATTTCATATCCTAAGTGTTTATTTTTGTATAATTGTAAACAAATATTATATTTATATCAACAACTAAAAAATATGTTAATTATAGAAGTAAAAAAGGGGAACATTGAGAAAGCCCTTAAAGATTTAAAAGGTAAGGTTATTAGAACCAAACAAAATTCTAAACTATTTGGTAAAAAAGAATTCACTAAAAGATCGGTTGAGAATCGATCAGAACTTAACAAGGCTATTTATATACAAAAACTAAAATCCGATAACGATTAAAGTCCTTCGTTAAGTTGTTTCAATTTATAGTAATTTAACTCTGAAAATGATTCTGCTTGCAATTTAGTTAAAACTTGGTCTATTGCATTAATAGTCTCCTTATCGTTTTCATTGTCTTTTTGTTCGGTAAGTTTTGACAGAACACTTTCTTTTTCATTATTGTAATTCTCAAGTAGAGTTTCCTTTGGTGTTGAAAGTATTTTTTTAAGTTCTTTTCTTTCTGACTCGTTTAATGATGAAATAAAATTTGTCACCGTTTTATTCGCAACATTAACCATTAATTTTAATGGAACCTTGATGACTTCTTGTTTTTCCTTTTTTAAGGTTTTTAAACTTTCAACAATAACCTTTTTACTTTTAATTTTATTTTCTAAAGTTAAAACACTTGTTGAGAAAAGATTATCAATATCTTGATACTTGTTTTCACACTTAACATGCCCTACCCAATCCTTAAGTTCTGAAATTTGTTTTGGAGTTACTTTATTAAATAAATTTTCGTACGCAGTAATCGTTTCATTAACGAATTCATTCGCATTTGACTCATTTAATCCTTTCTGATCTTTTAACTCATCATATAAGAAAAATATTTTTGATATATTTTTATTCTTTAAAACTAATTGTTCAAAAACAAAAAGATTGTCTTTGAGTGTTTGTTTTTGATAAGATTCCGTCAAGTATGTTTCTATTTTTGTTTTTAATTCTCCAAACATTTTTTCTATTTTTTAAATAAATATCAAGTTAAAAATATTATTCACCTAAAAGTTTTGATAATTTATTTTTTACCTCACCTAAAGAATCGTTACCTTTTTTAAACTCTAAAAAATCGTCTTCATCAAAATCGTCCTGACTTGACTCTAAAATTATTTTATTTTTTTCTTTTCTAGCTGATTCAGGAATCGGAGGAGCTCCTCCCTCTTCAGGTGATGGGGATGGTGGTCCTCCCATTTCACCACCCATTCCTCCTTCAGGTGCTGGCGGTGCTCCTGCAGTATCTCCTGAAGTCGTTTTGTATAATTTATCGACAGTATCAAATATCCCTGTATTTGTCACTATTGTTGCGGTATTATCAAGTTCTGCAGAAACTGCTCTTTCCATTCTAATTTGTAATAATTCATTTTTAATTTCATCGTCTGAGAAACCAAAAATGTGTTTTTTCGCCCAAGTTGCTGAGGTTGGTTGTATGGATTTTGGAATTTCGGTAACCATATCTTTATAGAGTGTTACCTTCTCTTTCCACACATCAATCATTAAAAGATCTGCTTGTTTTGATGGGTTTGTAAGTTGTAACGTAAAGTTTGATAATTCATCCTCAAACCCCATTAAAAATAAGTGGATAATTGCAATCTTATTCATTTCAGCAATTGCCGATTTTTGAATTCTGTTAATTGTTCTTGCAAAACGAATATCTAATAATGATAGATTTTTACCATCACCTACAGGTTCCTCAAACCCTAAATAAGCTTTAGGTATTCTTAACGCTGTTACTAATTTCTTTTGTATGTACTCAATATCGGCAATCTCAGACAAATTTTGTGCTCCCGGTAAAGTATCGATAGGGTTAGTCGCTGCGGCATCACGAACTGGTATAAAATAATCTTGATCAACTGCCATCTGATTAAATCGTAAATCAACATTTCCTGTTTTTCTATCAACAACCTGATCTCTTTTAAATTTATTAGCAACTCTTTGTACATAAGACTCAACATCCTTATCATCCATGTTACCAACAAATACTTTAAACACCCTTCTTTCAGGTGCTCTTGATGTACGATAGATTAACATAGCATCTTCAGATAATACTAATTGTTTCCATATACGACGAGCTTTCTCTAACATAGATGTACCATAAGGAAGTTTTCTGTCATCACCTAATAATCTAAAGTGGGCTACCTCCCAAGTATTAAATTCTGCATCTCTTGATTTCCATACGAATTTT